GGTTTGCACATTCGTTCGCGCAACACCACAGTGGGATATTTTTGTACCACTTCATCTCCACGACGCACCTCTGTCACGAAGCGGGGGGCGACAAGTTTTCCGCCATTCGCTACACCATTATAGAACGTGAGGGTAGAGATGGGCGGAATTTGTGTTTCATATCCGATGCTCATCCAAGGCAAGGTGGTGCCATACCAGCGATCGGGGTTGTCTCTACGATAGCGAATGCGAGGTTTTTTGTAGCCGGGAATGGGGATGTGAAGATCCTCCATAATACCGATGCGCTGCAGTCCAGATACAAATTGGTCGGGATTGCTCGCATAAGCGTTGTCAATGAGCGTACTCACCCCCACATTTGACGATTTCTTGATGATTTCTGGCACGGTGAGCACACCATTTCCACCTTTTCGCCAGTCGGAGTCGCGCATCTTGCGTCCGTGCATCTCGCGAATACCGTTTCCTGTGTTGCAGGTGGTGTTCATGTTGATTTTACCATCGTCCATTGCCACCATAAATGACATCGGTTTGAACACCGACCCTGGTTCCATCATATTTGTCACTGCGCGCGGATCAATTTCGGCGTAGTTTCCATTTTCAAGGCGTGAGAGGGAAGAAATTGCTTTCACGTTACCGGTTTGCACCTCCATGAGAATACACATACCTGCTCGAGCACCGATAGCGCGCAACTGGTTGCCCAGCACCTTTTCGGTCAAGTCCTGCATGCCCACATCGATAGTTGTCACCACATCGCAGCCATCCACGGCAGGGGTGTCCACGAGATTGATGTATCTGTTCGCCACTTTTTGGCGATGGTACACGCCGGGTTTTCCGCTCAACACGGAGTCAAAAGCTAACTCCAGACCATTGAGCGCTTCGTCGTTTTCGCTGCGCAGATTACCAATCGTGCGAATTGCCAAACGGCCATAAGGATTTTTTCGGCGGCGGAATTCCTCTGTGGTAAATCCGCTCTGTCCAATGGGAAGATTGAGCAGCGGCACTTTCTTCAGTTCCGTCAGTTGGATATACGTCACTCGTTTGGGATAGAGTGAGATATTGTGACTCTGTTTTGCGCGTCCTTTGAGGATGGCAGCGCGTGTTTTTTCAATATCCAGGTCAGGGATGATGCGTTTCATGCCTGTGAGCATGCTGTCCATCTTGGTGGTGAGGATAGAGTCGCGAATGATTTGGTCTTTCACGCGTCGTGCCGAGTCAGGTTCCCACGACATAGGGTCGAGATAAAGACGATATTCGGGCAAAGAAGTCGCCAGCACTTGTCCATCTGCCGAAAGAATGTTGCCGCGTGTCGCTGCCAAGGGTTTGAAACGGCTTTCAAACTTCGTGCTCACAGCCATCCAATAGTCATGTTGCACGAACATGATGTATGCCGTCTTCCCCAGTATGATGAGACTAGCGACGACAAACAAAGCCAAGACAACACAATAGCGCTGAAAGGCCAATTTGATTATATTTTGGGGGATTTTTGTAGGCATAAGACTCTGTGCGAGCTATAAATCGGTTGGGGGGGAGGTAGAAGTAGTGGCGAGAAACGCGAGACTTCAATGAGAACGGGGATAGGCTACATCCGTTCACACAGTTTATTCATCATCAGTAACGGGCAACTCAAAGGGAGCATCCGTGGAAGCCTGGATTGTGGAGTCTTGCAGTTGGCTTTCAATCTTAGAACCCAGTGTGCGTTCGCGCAGTTCACTCGAGCGGGTCAAGGCTTTATAGCGGCGGTCTAGTAGTTCCTTGTTGAGTTTGTCGTTCTCAATCATTAAGTTGCGATGGTGATATCCCAAACTCACATAGGCGATGAAGAAAATCATGATTATCACCACAAAAAACCAGTTGCGTCGCAGGAAGGAGAGGAACGAAATGCCTTGCACCAAATCTTTCAGCACCTGTTTGTCAAACTTCACATCATCATCAATAATCCACTGGCGCCAACTTTGTGCGCGCACTTCTTCAGGGCACTCCTCGTTGGAGTGTCCTTCTTTTGTGTCTTTCCCAGATTGTTTTGACGAATCTTCTTCTGCTGGTGCTTCTTTTCTTTCGTTATCAGCGACAGCTTCCTCTGCCTGCTGTTCAACTGTTGCGTTTTCTGCAACAGTTTGCGGTTGTGGCTGCATAGCAGTCAGTTCGGCAGCAGTGTAGGTCTTGCCACCAGGATATGCGTCTGAAACAACAATAATGCCATCGGGTGTAACATCTTGTACGCTGCCGTCTATAAGGTTGCCCTCTTTGTCTTGCACCTTTACAGTGTCGTTGTAGTGGAAACTGCGAGTGCCGTCTATTTTTGCGGCTTCTGTCTCTGCTATTTGTTGCGTTGTTTCTGCTGCATTGTTAGCCTTGTAGGTAGCTGCATCAATAGGAGTATCTACACTTTGCAGGTCTTTTATGTTGAGCATTTCCTTTTTGCCACTCTCCGTATTGTAAACGACAATATCGTTGTCGGACTTTTCAGTGTCTATGCTCTTTCCATCGGGGGACGTTACCACGTTTCCTGAAACAACATATACTTCCTGGTCTCCATTTTTGAGAGTTGCACGAATGATAGTGCCGCTATCCTTGTGGGTGAGGTTGTCTATTTCTGCATTGGTTTTATTGACTGCTGCTTTTATTTCGTCCTGTACACGATTAATCATACCATTGTATGCGGTGCGTGCAATGATATATTTAAGAGCTGCTTCTCTCTGTTCTTCTGAATAGGACTTGTAAGCGTTGCTTTCTTTGAAAGCGTCTACATCTTCGACACCGTCCAATGCGTTTAACTCGTCCTCGCCTAAAAGTTCTGCTGCGTGCTTTTCTGCTTCGTCGAGCGAGGTTTTGACTTCGTTCATCTGTGTATCACGTGCGTTCTGTCCGTTTTCATAGGCAGACTGTACTTCCTGCTGTTCAGAAGAGATATTATCCTCGATGGCATTTTTGAGATGCGAAATATCATTGCCACGTTTAATATACGTATTAACGGTATAGTCTACGATGGTTTGTTTTTGTTCGTTGTTGAGTTTTGAGTTGTTTATGTAAGATTGCAGTAAATTTCCTGCCTTGTCATCAGGAGCGTTGTCTATCTCGCTCTTTATCTGTTGCCAACGGTCAGTGCCAAAGATAACATCTGCGTGTGTATCTGCGTCGTTGATAGCGGTATTTAGTTTGCGGTTATTGCGAATGTAGCTGCCCACACGTGCGCCACTGATGATGCCACAACCTAAGCCTACACCTAAAATAATATCGGTGTTTACTTTCTTGCTGAAAACGCTGTTGTCATCGTTAATGTCAAGATTAAGGTTTAAATCGCCTACAGTGAATGCGTTTTCAAAGTTACCAACAATTTCTTCTCCAACCTCACCAAATAAACCGTTCCACTCTGTGTTCTTTGTGAAGCGGTTAAAGCTTTTCATAATTTGCTTATTGTTAATACCTGTGAGGAAATCTTTTGTCTTACTCAAACCCCATTTATCCAAAGCTTTTATTGCGCCTTTTTGTATAAAGTCTTGCAATGGAGCAAAGTATTCTCCGACCAATTCGCTTTGGTTTTCAATGGTCTGTGCCGTGAATGCTTCTGCAAAAGCCCTGCCGCCGCTCTTTAGGTTTGTACGCTTGCCGCTGTAGACGATGTTTCCTTTGCTATCGGTGGCAGCTTCCAAATCGCCTGTCATACGTTTATGTGTATCGGCTGCAACGGCAGGCATATTGAAGATGGTAGTCATTGCAGCACCTTGCGCTACGTCGCCTGCAAATCGTCCTGCGAGTTCTCCTGACTTAATAACAAACTTGCCTACGGCTTCTGTGGCGTATTTGCCAAACGCTTTTTCGAGTTGTGTTCTGCAATACTTCTGTGCTGCTGGTCCTACTCCCTTTACAGGACTAAAGGCAAACTGTGCCATAAATGGTACCATCTGTATAGTTGTGCCTGCTGCTCCATACAATCCGCCCAATGAATCTCCGTGCTTGCCCATTACGGCATTTTTAAGGGCTACGCCATTTAACAGTGCTTTCTGCGCTGCCGTTGCACGGTTGTTTGCGTAGGCGTCAGCTGCTGCCTTTATGACTGTAGCGTCCTTAAGGTCGGTAAAACCGAAGTCCCACGTACGAATATCGGTTGCGGTTTTTGCTCCACCACGTAAAATCCGTCCAAATGCATTCTTAATTTGATTGGTGAGACCGTCCGTCTTCCTTGTACGAAGAATGTTATCCTCGCTGATGGCTGCTTGTGCATCGTCTGCCATACGTTGCATAGCTTGTCCTGTGCGCATAAGTTCTTCGGCTTCGGGGTTGCGCTTTATGCCCTCTGCTTCGTCGTATGCACTGCGTCCGCCACCCTCTACAGGAATAAGGTCCGCCCACCACGGACGGTCTTTGTAGTTAGGGTCGTACATTTGTTGCCCCTTTTCTTCGATGCGCTTACCCTCTGCATTCATTGCATCAACCTGCTTTTGCAAAAGGTCTTCTTCTGCCTTGCGTTTCTCAAAGACTTCTGTATTCTTTGCGATGTTATCGCTTCCGCTTTGCACTCCAAAGTTTACGGTATCGGTAAATCCACGTTCGTTTTCGAGTTTACGTTGCAATGCTGGCTTTAGGTAATACTCTACAAAGCCTTGTGTATTATCAAGTCCTAATCGGGTAGTTGTGTCTTTGAGTTTCTTTTGAAAGTCTTTATTGTAATAAACCTCTTTCAGTGCATAGAGTGGGTCGCCGTTATTCATACGGCTATACATATAGTCCGCTATGTTGTTAGCAACATTTTGTGAATAAAGACCGTGTACTAAAGTCAGTGCTTTTTCTGCCTGTTCGTTATCAAGACCCATAGAACGAGCCATATTTGCAGCTTCGGCAATTTTTTTAGGATTATCTTTTTTGTATGCTTCATCGTAGACCGTATAAAGGTTATCTATGACTTCTCCAAGATTGCTATCAGCACCATACATTTTAATAGGCTGCTGTGCATCGGGGATATGACTTGCAACATTATAATCCTTATCAACATTAGATAAGAAAGCATTTTGCGAATTGTAGTCTTGTGGTGCAGCAAAACCAGTATCTTGTTGCACAGATTTCATAATTGGCTGTGCATCGGTAGGCTTGCCTACATTTGGAGCAACAAAACGTGGGTCTATCTTTGCAGGCTTTACAGGTTTTATTTCTTCCTCTTGCTGCTGCTCTGCTCGTGGCTGCTGATAAACCATATTAGAAAAGCTGTCGTAGTCTTTTACATCTGCAAACTCTTTTCCTTTGAGTGTGTTATAAACAAGTTTTCGATTGTTTTCGTCTGCCATACTTTCGGCAAACTCTTGTTCTGACCCTAAATCGTTATAACCCTCTTTGGCTAATGCGTTGTAAATAACCTTTATGTTGTTCTTTATATCTGGCATACGTATGTTATTTTTTTTATTTTAATCCTAATATCTTTTTTCCTTTGTTGTGCTTTAACCCTAATGACTTGCCATTATTGATTTCTGTATAGCCGTAGTTGTCAATAAGATACTGCTTTGCTTGTGGTGTATAGTTGGCAAGTTTAGCAATGACGTCGCCCTTTTTTAGTGAGCCTAAATTGACGGCATTCTGATTTTTCTTATCTACCCAACCCCTGTTTACAGCGTATTGATAAATGGCATCTTGTTCCATTTGCGATAGTGTTTTCTTTCGTCCGATGGTGAAATGTCTGCCGCTGATGTAATACATATCCGATGCATCTGCACCGCCGCTGTTTTTCCCTCCGCCTTTTGAGCGTGAGATATTGTTTCTTTCTCTGCTTAATCCCTCCACAGTTCTATTGTGGCGTGCTCTTTCTGCATTGGCTGCACGCTGGTTTGCAAGCTGCTCTTTCTTCAATGCTGTATCTGCTTCGAATTTCTTTTGATTGAATTCCTGTTGAGCCTTTTTATATGCTGCATCAGCTGCTGCTTTGTCAGCTGCTGTCTGTGCCTGCGCTCTTCTGATTCCTATCTCTTCCAACTTTGCTTTTGCCTGCTCTTCGTAACGTTTTGCTTCTCGTGCGTCTTTTGCTGCATCAGCTGCTTCCTTACGTGCTATCTCACGTTCTTTCATATTCATTTCATAATCACCTTGTCTTGCACGCAAGATAGCGTTGTTATAGCGAGCCTCGTTTTCTTTACGCACTTGCACAAATCTATCGTAACGCTCCTTTGCCTTGCCACTCAACGAACTATCGGGAGTACTCATATCGGGAGCGTATTTGCTTGTATGATACAAGTTTGAGAGTGCCGAAACACCATCACCAATAGCCGATAGTATTGCCCTGCTGCGTTCACGCTTGCGCTGCCGTTCTTCTTCTTCGGGAGACGGTTTGCCACTTTCGTAAAGCGTGCGTGCTATTTGTTCCAAAGACATTCTTTGATAAGGATTGTTTTCTTGTTCAGAGTTATTCTCTTCTGCTGTTGGTGGAACGTCCTTTGGCAACCAGCTACTGATGGGTGCTGGCTGTGGTATATTCTCTATGGGCTGTACTTCTCCTGGCATCGGTTGAGGCGGAGCTGTTGCTGGTTGTGCTGCTGGCTGTTGCGCACTTACTTCGCCTTGTGCTGGCTGCACTGTGGGTGTTGTGCCTGTTTGTTGTGGCTGTGGTGTTTGCGTAGGTTGTTGTTGAATGGGCGTAGGCGTTGTTGCTCCACTTCCTCGCCTACGATTTCCTGTACCACTTGTATTCATTATGTCTGCTAAAGAACTCATATAACTATCTAACCTATTTAAACATAAGGATTTTCTTCTTGTTCTTCTTGTTTTGGTTTAATGGGTTTCTCTGTGCTGTCCATATAAGATGCAATGTCTGATGCTGCACGGCTAACTCCCTTAACGGCATTGGCTATGTTCTGTGCACGATTAACTTCTAAGTTTCCAAGTTGTGCATTCAGGTTGTCTTCTCGTTGCTGGTACTGCTGTTCGATGGCATCTTTACGAGCTTCCCCCATTGCGTTAATGTTGCTGACTGCGTTACTCATTGCGTTTGCATCGGCTGCCTTTTGCGCTGCAACACTTTCCTCTGTACCTCCAATGACGGCTTGCGTACCTGCTGTATTCTCACTATTGCGTTTAAGGTGTTCACGCAAATTAGAAAGTACGGCTTGTGCTTCGGCTCGCTGCGTTGCATCTTCGTTGTAGCGTCTATCGTACCAACTTTTGTTTTCTTGTTTTTGCTGATTGATTTGCGCTTTGTATTTGCGCATAGCTTTTGAGGCTTTGATACCTCCAAAGATACTTCCTGCTATTTTGAGACCTGCTCCTATTGCTGTTCCTAACATATTGCTTTGTTTTGTGGAATTAATACTTATAATAATGTGTCAAAATTAAAACAATACCTTTGCTTTTGGTTTTTAAGTATTAACACGCAAAGAATATGAAAACAATAAAAAAGGAAACAGAAAAAGAAAAAGGAAAACGAAAAAAGACAGGTGGGCGTGTGAAAGGAACGCCAAATAAGCTTACTGCTCTTAATAGAAAAGCTATTGAGGGTGTGTTAGCGGATTATAATAGAAGTGGGCTTTTTACGCAAGATTTTCTTTCATTAGAACCAAAAGACAGAATTACAATAGCAGAAAGATTAATACAGTATACAACTCCAAAGATGCAAAGCACTACTGTTGATTTGGCTGCGGAGAATACAGAATGTACTATTGATATAATGTTGAGAAAATTAGCGGAAGAAGAATAAATAAAAAGGAATATGATAGAAAAGATATACAGAATATTTGAGCGGTTGGCAGACATTGGGAGCGACAAGTATCTACATTTCATTGTGGGTATGATGGTGGCAGCCATTATGCGTTTACACGTTGGAGCATTAGCTGCATTGGCAGCTGTAACAGTAGTAATGATAACAAAAGAATGTATCGACCACTTTATACGCAAAGAGAACTTCGATTTAACGGACGCACTCGCAGGCGTAATGGGTGGTGTGGTAATGTTAATATTAATGATATAATATGGCAAATTTTACAATAGGAGAGTTGTGCGCCTCAAAGGTGGCACAAGAGAAAGGAATAAACAACACACCCCCAGCAGTGGTTAGGGTGCATCTGACAGAGACTATAACACTGTTGGAGGCGATACGTGCCGAATGGGCAAAGTATTGCGAGGAAAACAATTTAGGAAGCCCAGCAATAACCATTTCAAGTGGCTATCGTTCGCCAGCATTAAACAAGGCGGTGGGCGGTGTGAAAAACTCATCACACATAATGGGTTATGCAGCTGACATAGTGCCAGCAAATGGCAAGCAAGATGACTTTGAGTACTTTATGTCGGAAGTATTCGCTAAGAAAGGTTATGCTTACGACCAAATTATAGTGGAAAGAAGTAAAAGCTCTCGTTGGGTGCATGTAGGCTATAAGAAAGCCGATGGTAGCCAACGCAGGCAGTGTTTTAATTTAAAAGTATAGATTATGAAAAGGATAACAGGAGCGTTATGGGGAGTGCTTATTTGTCTCCTAATTACATTTTTTTTCGGTTGTAAGACAAAGAAAGCAATAGTTACCGAAAATATTAAGCGCACATTCGATAGTGCGCAAGTTGTCAAGGAACAGGCAAGCGTGAAATACTCACTTGTGGACACATCACACGTGGACGAATACACAACGCTTGTAAGAGAGTACATATTCGACACGACTTATTACGGCAAGGAAAGCTGTCTTACTCACGACACTAATTCGCCAATGGTAGAATACAAGGGCGATGGCAGCATTATAATCAATCACGGCTTAAAGAGTATCAAAGAAACAAAGATAAGCCGTAAGAACGAAAAGAAAGGTGTATCAGTGCAGAAAGACAGCACAGCAAAGAAAGTAGTAAGAACGAAAGTACACGCCACCGAACAACACAAGCAGAAGCAGAGGCAAGTGGAGCAGATAGCCGTATCGAAACCTTTCGACTTTTGGCAGCTAATAGTGGGTGTAAGTATTCTATTTGCCATTGCCATAGCTTTATACTACCTTTACAAGCGAGTGCCAAGCGTGCGAAATGTGGTGCAGAGAATAAGAGATAGAGTAAGGAAATAGCCGTAATAATATAAACGCAAAAAGCCCCACTATCCATCACGGACGGTGGGGCTTACTACATATAATTATGAGTTGAAAAGAGTTTTTGTATATCTGTTCAATATCTGTCCAAGAATTGGACTATATTTGGACAATTTTAGTTCTGCTTCGTTAAATTGAGTTCTTTTGCGAGTTTGTTAAGTTTCGATAGGCTGATGCCTAACGTTTTGGCAAGGTCTATGTTTCGTGTGGTTGAGTAGCTGCTTTTTAGATATTCCATTTGTACCTCTGTGAATTGCAATGGCTGGAACGGCTTGCGGTTGTGGTTCATTTCGGCATGGTCGGCTTCCAACTGTATGGTGGGGTTTAGGCTTAGAGCCTCTTTGCCACTTTGGTTTATGCTTTGCTCCGACACTATTTTTGTTTCTATAATGTTTAGGGCAAGGCGGCAGTTGGGGTCGTCGTCTAATCTGATGTTGAAACAATCTCTACAAAGCACGTCTGTAAGATTGTCCCACGCTGTAAACACACCGTCTAATCGGGCAGACCTGTATGTTTCTTTGAAATTAATGGGTGGGATAGACGGCAATTCTTCTATGAATCTATCGAATAGCGTAACACAGTAGTGCAGCATTTCGTAGGTACATAGCACGTACGATTTCAGTTCGCTATCGGCTATGTTCCTTTTGTCCAACACTTAAGTCTGAAACGGAAAACATCGGGTTTCAGTCGTTCTTCCAAATCGTCAAGGTAGTCCATATAGAACTGACGTTTGTTCATTTGCTTATTGCGCATATCTTCCATATTTTGGCGGTCGAAATTGTTATATCTCTTCACTGCCAAACGTGCGTTGTGCCTTGCCTTTCCTTTGTATTGGTTTGTTTTGGAAAGCAAGTTTATGGTGTCGAGCATAACAGTTTGCGCCACGCTGTTTGCTCCGCCTATTATTACGTGGAATAAGGCTGAAATATGGTTTAGCGTTTCGCGGTTCTGTTGCCACGCTTGCGCCAAATCGGTTTGCTTTATTCCTTCGAATTGGGGTTGTGGTTTAAATACGTTCATTTTGTTTTCTCTTTAATGCGTCTACCGACCGTTTAAAGAATCGGTAGACAGTTTCCTCGCCATATTTGGCTACTAAATAAGTGTATTGCTCTATTGTCATATTGTTCTGTGTTTTTATATCTATGGATCTACGCTTGTACATCTAGGGATATACGCCTGTATATCTATGGATACAGATTTGCGTGCCTATTCTTTGGTGGCTCTTTCCCACGCTTCTTTTCCAAACACTTGCCAAGTATCGTTGCCGAATTGCACCAATACGGTGCCTACGGTGGCTATCAGTCTGCCATCCGTACAGCTACGATACAGCTTAATGTATGGCTTGCCGTTTTCGCCTTTATCAATACTTTCAACGCACGGTAGGCGAAATATATCGTTAAGGTTTCGCCCATCAAAGGCGATTGCTTGTTTAAATTTCATCGTTGTTTTTCTAATGCTAAGAAATTAATAATTGTGGGTATAAGGCTGATTATCATACCTATAAAAGGAAGATAAACGTCTTTGTAATGGTGGTGCGATATTGCACCCATTAGGGTAACTTCCCACATAATGGTTATGAATGTCCATAGCCAAAAGTTCAACTTTGTTCTATTCATTTCTGTAGTTCTTTAATTAGCGCATCGGCATACTTTACAGCTACCTTTGCCACTTCGTCTGCTTCCATTTGCCACGACTGCACCATTAAGGTTTGCATATTGGCAATGGCTGTGTTAATTCTTACTTTGTCCCAATCTGTAGACTGACTGTTTACTCTCTCCAGTTCTTCGGGTTTGCGTATCCACACATCGTCCTCGTTGCCCTCGAAATCGAGGTCCACCATGCCTAACTTAAGGTTATCGAGCGTGGAATATAAGCCTACAACTGTCATTGGAAACCGTGTGTTCTTTTCCTGCACACGGTCGCCAATTCTTAGTTCTGTTATGTTCATTCTTTTATCTCTTTGTGGTAGTTTCTTAATGTTTCTTTCACACGCCTTGCAGCCTCTTCGGCTTGCTCTTTGGTGTAGAAGTAGTTGCTGGCTGAATAGTGTTCGCCACAGAGGACACTCCAACATTCTTCAATTTTCATAACGTTTAATGATGAGTTAATAAAATAGTATTCTTCCCCTGCATCTGCTCGCCACAGTAGCTTCTCCACTCTCTTCTCTTCGGCATTCCATCGCAAGTCTTGCTCTTTCATTTTATCGAAGAGCAGCTGTTTTTCTTCTTCGGTGGCGTAGGATAAATCATAACAGCCCCACCTACTGTTTGAAGAGTCATTGACAGAAAGTAATCCATCAGCATTTATTCCTGCATAGTAAGAATGAAAACCATTTTTATCCGTGCCTTTATATATAAAGGCATTGCGTCTCTTATTATCTTTAATAGTAACGAGTATGTCTCCGTCTTTAAATTCTTCTTTCTCAAACACCACATTTCCGTCCTTTACGATTGCCTTGCAACCATCGGGGATAGCGATTGTATCACCGCATTGTAATTCTACTTTCATAAGTTTTCAATTTATAGTTTTTAATTTACACAGTCATTCCGTCTGGGTATTTTGTACTTAATGCACGATAATTTTTATCTGCTTTCTTTCCGCACTTCGGACATACTTTGTTTGGAATTACTTCGTTATGGAAATACTCATCGTCATATCCATAACTTTCTACAGTATATCCACAATGTTCACACTCATATACTGCCTGAAAATCTCGGCGATGTTGTGATATTATTTTCTTTATCTTCATAATTCATTTACTTTTAATATATTCCCTCCTGCTTATAATTTAATAATTTCACTTTCCTCCATCGTATCAAGAGAAAACCATTCAAGTTCTGTTTCCTTGCTCATTTCGCAATCGTCGCCAAATTCATCGTCCCATACTTGGTAATATTGGTTCCATACACTAAGAGAGAGGTGCCCATTACGTTTGACAACACACGTAAGTGTGTCTTTTTCGTTCTTAAGGTTTGGAAGCTCCTCTTTTGAATTGTGCCACCTAAAAGTTGTTCCATTTTCAATAATTTTTCTTTCCATATTTTTACTTTTAATCTATCAATTTAAAACTATACGCAACCACGAATGGGTTACTCTCCCACGTGCCTTTGCCACTGATTTTATCAATTAATGATGCAAAGGCTTCACGAGCAAAATACCGAATAACTTTCTCGGCATCTTCGTCATCTTGTGAGAGTATCTGATTTAATATGTACAAGTCGCTCTCGTATCTCAAGTCCAAATTTGGCAGTTCCAAATCAACATTTCCACAGAAGTCGAACAGCAAAGGCTTTCCGCATTTTTCACAAAAACATGGGTGTTCGTCTTCTACTCCCCAGCCCCCGTCAATGATGTATTTTTCATAGCCTTTACCAATCTTCTGATTTAATGCTTCAACCTCTTTCCTTGCGCAATTATGGCAATATGAAAGACTCTGGTCGTAACCTCTACCAGTTATCCAATATATATTATCGGACTTTTTTTCGTATTTCCCCGAGGCTTTTTCGCAAATTACCTTAAGAAAAGCACCTACGCCTTCTTTGATGCAGTCTTCATCTGATAGCTCCTGCAAGCGTTCCACCTTAACATCTGTAATTCTGATATGGTGTGGCATTAGTTCAGCACGAACAAACATTTTATTCGTCCACCCTGCGCTTTCTGTCATAAAGTCATCACCAACCATTTCAAAGTCAGCATTAGGGTAAACTTCTTTGTAGCTTTGCGCTATCGCCACAATCTCGCCAACTTCATAATGTGGTTTCCAGATGCCTAATACGTCTCCATTTTCATCAACTAAATCCACACACTGTGTACCTGCATTATTAGTAAGCACATTAAAGCTATACACTTCTTTACCATTGCAAGTTTTAGGCACTTTCAACAAACGCCTTGTCATTGTCTTTGTGCCGTCAAGTACCGCCTGTGTGAGGATGTACTTGTCATTAAACATTATTTTCTTCATATTGCAGTACTTGCATATTTGTTATTTCACTATATAACACCTTTTCTTTAGCTAAGGCATTGTCGCTTGGTAATCTGTTCGTGAGACCAAACTGAAAGGCATAGAAATCTTCAATGTCATTGATGTCGTAATTACCATCTATCTCCACTTCTAATTCAAATATTACTCTCATACACATACTTTTATCTTTTATAACATTCACAATCTTTATGTGGGCACTCCTCAAACCTTTCATTGAGGAAATTCCAACAGTCTATTGTATCTATACCGTCTGCACAATGACAAATAGGGTGGGTACAATTCTTAGGGATTAGTCTTTTCATACGCTTTGTTTCATTAGCTTGGGGTTATCGTGTATATTTCCGATAATGCGAACACTGAACTCGCGCATCATATATCCCATATCGGTTGTATCTGTTGGTGTAGGGCTAAACTCTGACTGCATTCTAAAAGCACCATCATAATATACTACCTTTGTTTTTAATTTCTCTCCAATGATGACAATATCCCCCTCGTAGATTTCCTTTCCGTTCTTATCTTTTAGTCCTGTGTATTGTCCCACAGTGCTGGGTGATACTTGAGTTGGGTGAAAATAATCACCATTAGTTTTCTTAATTACAACGACGTTTTTAGTCTTAACTAAATCTCCATACACCCACTCTTCTTTCAAGAAGTCCTTGCCTCTGAATTTAATTTCTCTATTCATAATCCATCAATACTTCCTCTATTCCTTTTATATTCTCTTGTATGCTATTTGCTAATTCGTAATCTTCTTGCATAATAGCCAATGTCCTTGAATTTCTCATTTGCGATAAAATACCTACAATATGGTATTTAAAGATTTTATGTTGATTTGTAATCAAACAATCTATCCGCTTGTTTATCTTTGCGTACCCATAAATAATTTTCGCAAGACCTAAACAGACAAACGAAAAAGCCAAAGCAATTAATAGGTTAATATATACTATCATAATTTACTTCTTTGTGTTTATTGATTGCACCCTATGTGTTTGATAACCAACTAGACCAGTCCTCGTGGTGTATTGATAGTGTGTCGTTCCATTTGCATCTGTGAAATAAATCACTTCTCCGCCATCAATGAACCGATAAACCTTTACTCCGTTACACTCAAACAAGAACTGAACATGATAGTCTTCCAACCGCTGCTCATACTCCTGCTTCCGTATCTGCTCCTTTGTCAGCTTTGGCTTAGGAGGCTCTGGCTTCTTTCTAATCTCATAGCCACAAGAACTGACTACAAATGCTAACACTGATAATAAAATTAGTTTCTTCATAATTAATCTTCTATTTTTACTCATCAAAATCTATTTTCTGTTGTAAATACTTCTCTGCATACCATTTCTTGTATGACTTACCGCTAATCCACCAGTCAAACATATCGTCAGGGGTTGAGTTGTAGCATATAAGTCCCTTTTCTTTTAGTTTGGCACACGCTTTTATCCAATTCTTTTTGACGTGCGGATAATCTTTTATATCTCGCACTTTCTGTTTGAAAGAAGACATTGGACAACAAATACAACCAATACGCCTATATCCATTATCATATAAGCTGCAATGCTCTATATTATTAGCATTAAGGAACGTCCAAACATCATCGTCAGTCCAATATAGAATAGGGCTGACAACTATCCTCTCCTTACCATTTCCCATACATTGCACAAGGCTTTCCTCGTGTTCGGAGAATTGGTCAAAGTTCCATTGCTTGCGCTTCTTAGGGTTGGAGTTTATACTCTCAACAAGTTCTCTTTTTGACCGCCTTACGCTTTCAGCTTTTCTAATGCCTATTAACGTTACATATCCTGCACCTGATGTTTCTTTATATTCAGCACAACACCATCGTAATCGCATTGTTGGTAATATACCCTTTTTGACCGCCATATTATAAATGCTCATCTTTGGCTTTATCATTTCCACTTCGGGATAGTTCTTTCTAACAAATCGTATCACTTCGGGAGGGTCTACGCTTGTTAAATTCATTCGTGCCTTAAACTTTACACCTGCCATAAGCGCAAGATGATATAACACTTGGCTATCTTTCCCACCGCTAAAGGCTAACCAAAACCCCTCGTCATTCATTGATAGGGCGAGCCTTTCGGCTTTCTGTATTACCTTTATGGAGCAGTCTATTTTCTTCTGTAAACTTAATGTTATTCCGTTCATAACTATTTATTTTATAAATTCAAAATTAGCTTGATAGTGAGTAAAATCACCATCACCGAATATGGTTACAGAATAATACTTACCATCTTCAAATATAAATTCCAAATAGTTTTCATCTAGGAAATAAACATCTACATTTTGCGGTAACTCATTTTCTATAAAATCGTATGCACTTTCTATATTATTAGCGTGAGAAACTTCCGTTTCCCAATGATACGAACCATTTTGAATGTCTAATATTGATACCATACTGTTTTAATCTTTAATGTTTCTCTTTACTCTCCAAATAAGCACAAATTGCTATACACCATATTGCTACAGATACTAATAAATAAGTTACTCGCATAACAGCATCTACACTCGTTACCCACACTATATCCCAATTAACAAAGGCAAATGCCAAATAGCAAACTATAAGAACAATGCCAAATAGTAGCGATAATTCTTTTATCATATCTTAACTGTTTGCCAGCGCAACAGCTATGCTGCCGTTGTACTTTACATTTTTTACTATAAAGATTTCATCATGGTATCTTTCAATACCAATCCAATCTGTATCTTCCATTACCACTTCAATATCTCCGTACTTTTCGTACATTTCTTGAAGTTTCTTTTGTAATTCTGTTATTGTCATAGCCCCAACCTTTCCTTTGCTTTCTTCCTGTAAACATTGTTCGCAAACTCTTTCGCCTTTGATAAGGTAGAACGAGTACACAAAGTTCTGCCGTTGCACTCCACATCAAATCCTCCTTTTAAAATCGGACGGATTATAAATAAACCTACAAACGTGCAAGCCGACATTTCATACATTTTAACCGTCCAGTCTAACGGCTTTATACCTTTGTAGGCATCTTCTATACCTGCTTTGTAGGCATATTCTACTTTTCGCAATACAAACTCCCTATTAGGAAATTTTCTCTTTAACGCCCTTGCGTCTTCCATATAAGAAGCGCATAGCTTATCTATAGTTTCTGTTTTCATAACTTTGCTTTTATTTTCTGTTTGTTTTACCAGTTATTGTTACTCTTCTTGTGATAGCGTGAAGCCTATCAACCACCCTATCACCATATTTAGCTTCTAAATGTTCTTCGTCTAAGTTGGTAGAGAACATCAGTAACTTGCCATCACGTTCTGCCATATCAACCAACTCTGCAAATGGCACACGCTTGTTTCCGTAGATATTAGAAATATCCTCTGTTCCCACATCGTCAATATAGATAATGTGGTATTTAATAATCTCATCGGGAGACTTGTTGAGTTCGTTTGCCGTGCAGATTGTTACCACCTTTCTGCAATAGTGGTTAAGCAGAAGAGGAATTATTCTCATTCCTATTAATGTCTTACCCACACCACAACTCCCAACAAGCATTAATCCTTTGCCTTTGTTGTCAGTGAGCCACTGGACTATCTTTTCATAGTCAGCGTTCCACTTTGCACCATCACCACAAAAGTACTTTAATCCTCCTTTAAGGTGCGTTCCTGCATTCGGTACACTGATTTGCACCTTATCGGGTAATGGCTTATACGTTGTATCGCTTAACCTATCTATGGTTGCTTTAAAATTTATTTGTTCCATTTACCAATCGTTGTCCTTGTCGTAATTCATTTCAGATGATTTAAGAGCGGTAGTACTCTTTTGCATTTTCTCCCTGCTTACCCACGTCTGCAACCTCTTCGCAGTT